TGAAATAGTAGTTGCCAAATTGGCTGAGAGCTATGTATCAATATCTAAAATGATCAAAGACGGTAAAAATTGGGATGAGGATGACATAGCAGATTGGAAAGCATTTCTGCCAGCTCTCATGGCTGTAGGTAGTTGGTACAGCATAGACTTTAAAGCAGATATTAAAAAGGCTATGAAGAAGAAATGAAAAAATATACTGCAGGTGATTTAGAAAATGCAATACAACAAGCGTGGCAGACAAGTGATGACTTAGAACTGTTCTATAGGTACCATGGCGATGTTGAAATCCCAATGACAGAAGATGAAATAGCTAACGCGCTGCTAGGATTAAAAATGCTGCATGACATGCGTGTATGGCATCTTCAGGATATGCACTGCAGAGTGTTTGAATTAAATCAGTACTGTACTGATCCAGAGAAGTTAGCAGTAAGAGATGATATGTTTGGCGATGTAGAAGCCTATTTAAACAAAAAGAAGAAAGGAAGTAAAAAATGACAGAAGAGCAAATCTTAGCAAAGTTAAACGAGTTTCCAGCAACAGTGGAACTGCCAATACAAGATTGGAATATACTGCTAAATATTTTAAATACACCGCAGCAAGTGCAAACAGTTATGCTTGCTAGATTCATCGATGTACTTCAAGTACAAATCGGTCCGCAAGCAACCAAGGCGCGCGAAGCATTAGATGCAGTTAAAAATGCAGACGGTATCCCAGTTGAGCTAGAGGAAAAAAATTGAACGACAACTTTATTAAGCAATTTTTAAAGCACAGAGGTTTTAGTAACAATATTCAGCAAGCAGTTGACGAAAAAACTAAGAAAATATCTGATGAAAAAGAGATGGAAGATCGTCTCATAGCAGAAGCTATTACGAAGGGAATTGTTAACGAAATGATGCCTATCTTTAGACGGCATCTTGAAGCTGAGCAAAAGAAAAAAGAAGCACCTATGCGCACGATCATTGTGCCAAACGATAAGTAGGGCAGAAATTGAGTCCTATTTGCATTATTGTATATAGGACTCGCTGTGAAGCGCTCCGACCTCTTTGGCGTAAATAAGCCTGGCAGCTGGGAAAGACCAGCATTTACACACATTACACACAGAAAGGTATTACCATGGTATCCCCATTTGAACTCCGTTTTTCTATTTTTAACGCAGCTAAAGACCTTATGGTTAAGCAGCACGAAGCCAACTTGGCAGCGTGGGAAGTGCTCAACAAGACGTCTAAAGAAGCTGCAGAATTAGCCCCAGCTTTTCCAACAACCGAAGAGATCATCGATAAGGCTATTGAAATCAATACCTTCATCAGCGGCAGCACAACAAAAGAATTGACCAACATCGCTAAAAAGATGGCTGGCGTTTCAGTTATATTCTAAGGACTCCTCATGGCAACCAAGCCCGGTTTATACGCAAACATCCACGCTAAACAAGAACGCGTTAAAGCAGGCTCAGGCGAGAAGATGCGCAAGCCGGGTGCCAAAGGCGCTCCAACAAAACAAGATTTTAAAGACTCAGCTAAGACTGCAAAGGTAAAGAAGTAATGGTAGCAAAGAAAAACTCTCCTAACTTATCTGTAGGTCGTGGCGAGAAGCTACCAGCGTCGCAGGGCGCGGGCTTAACAGCAAAGGGTCGTGCTAAGTATAATGCCGCGACCGGATCAAACCTAAAAGCACCGCAGCCTCAAGGCGGTGCGCGCAAAGACTCATTCTGCGCTCGTATGTCTGGCGTTCCAGGTCCGATGAAGGACGAAAACGGAAAGCCAACACGCAAAGCCGCAGCATTAAAAAGGTGGAAATGTGGCAGCAAAACTTAAACCAAGAGATTTTAAATTTAACGACGAGCACGCAAAAGTTGTGCTAGAACTCGGGCAGCAAGGCAGTTCACAAAAGAATATGTACGCCGCAATAGGCATTAGTAAAACTACTGCTGCGCGTCTTAAAAAAGAAGATCCATACTTTGAAGAAACGTTGTCATTAGCAACAACGTATGGACAAGCTTATTGGGAAAACATGATTCTTGCCAATGTAGAAAATAGGGCATTCAATAGCCGCATTGCTGAATTGGCATTAAAAGGGCAGTATCCAGACGATTATCGGGAACGCTATGATGTAAAAGCCGATATAAAACAAGACGTTACGATTGATTTTCAAGCATCAGTCAACGATCTTCTCAAGCAATTAAAAGCAGCAGAAGACTAAAATATATTTCATATAGTGGTGTAAAGGGCGACACGATCGCCCTTTTTTCTTGTATTATTAGTATTAGACAAATAAAACGGGAAAAACGAATCATGACGGCACACGCGCTACTCTCCGCTTCATCATCCAAACGCTGGTTGACTTGCACACCATCTGCAAGACTTGAAGCAACACTTCCAGAGCAAAAACGAGGACCAAACCAATTTGACTTTAGTCAAGAAGGAACCATGGCCCACAGTTTGGCAGAAGCTAAACTTAGACACTACTACGGACAAATCGAAATAGACGAATATGAACGTGAATACGAAATCATTAAAGCAACACCCTATTACAACGACGACTTCGAGGCTAACGTCGATAATTACGTTTTATACGTCCGCAGCCAAATCGGTGAAGGCGATGTTCCATTATTTGAGCAGCGCGTTGACTTCAGCGATTGGGTGCCTGATGGCTTCGGCACAGCCGATGTGGTTATACTTTCTAAGCACTCCATTCGTGTCATCGACCTTAAGTTTGGAAAAGGATTGCCAGTCTACGCGCTCGACAACACTCAGTTACGACTCTACGCGCTTGGTGCTTATTCAAAATTTAAAGAAGAGTATCCGGACCTCAAAGAGGTTAGCTACACGATCCACCAGCCTCGCTTGGACAGCATATCAACTGACGGAACGTCAATCGCTAAGCTGGTCGACTGGGCAAATTACTTCTTAAAATCTAAAGCTAAAAAGGCGTGGGCTGGAACAGGTGAATTTCTTCCTGGCGATCACTGCCAGTTTTGCAGAGCAAAATCAACATGCCGCGCGCGTTCAGATTTTGTAAATGAATTAGCAAAATTGGAGTTTCGTCCTGCTCCATTGCTTGATGATGCCGAGTTTGACATGGTATTGCAGCGAGTAGATGCTTTAAAATCTTGGGCTGCTGATATTCAAAATTACGCTGTAGAGCGTGCTGTAAACGAAAATGTTATTCCTTTTGGTTATAAGTTAACAAAGAGTGTAACGCACCGTACAATTAGTGATAAGGCGCTTGCAGCGCACGTACTGCTAGAACAAGGCTTTAACGCTGACGACATCTACACAAAGCCTGAATTAAAACCAATCTCTCAATTAGAGAAGCTTGGACCAAAAGGGCAGATTGCTAGTAATCTAGGCGATTTAATTGTTCGTCCAGAAGGACAGCCAAAGCTAGTGCGCGATATTAGCGCTAAGGAAGATTTTGCATGAGTACATGGTTGATAGCCGCCATGGGCGTCGTTTATTTTGTGGTTGCTTGCGATCAGTTCTATAAAGGCGGAACAGGTACAGGTATCATGTTTTTAGGATATGCAATGGGCAACGTGGGGTTAGTTATGGTCGCAAAATAAAAATAATAAGAAAGGCTTGTAATGGTAGTAGAATACTTAAATTCACAGTTTGAAATACCTGATCTACTAATTAACAAGTTTATTAAAGATTTTGATGGGCTGCCTGGAAGCGGTGCGTATCAGTCAGTATTAGAACTTCGCGGCCATATTGCAGAAGTAGTAGATTATGTATCAGAAGATCCAGATGCGCTGCATGAGCCAGAAGTTATGTCAGATTTTCTTAGGGCTTTGGCAATGAAAAAAGCTTTAGAAACGCACGGTATATTTTACGACGCGTGAGGTATAATGATAGTACGGGTAGACGAACAGGCCCCGATTGAAGTTCTGTTCTTACGTTTTAAAGGAAATAAAAATGGCATCAGCACCAAAAAGTAAAGTAGTAACCGGTAAAGTGCGTTTCAGTTATGCGCACGTATTTCAACCGACTTCGTCCATTGAAGGCGGCACACCAAAGTATAGCGTTTCAATTATTATCCCTAAGAGCGATACAGAGACTGTAACTAAGTTGAAGAAAGCTTTTGAGGATGTAAAGACAAACGCAGCAGCGTTCTTTGGCGGTTCTGTTCCTAAGGGCTTAAAAGGCGGATTGCGCGACGGCGACGAAGAGAAGGACGATGAAGCATACGCTAATTCATACTTCATCAACGCTAACAGCGCTCAGAAACCCGGGCTTGTTGATGCAGACATGAATGCTATTATTGATCCATCAGAGTTCTATAGCGGTTGCTTGGGACGTGCTTCATTGACGTTCTATGCTTACAACTCAAATGGTAGCAAAGGCATTGCTTGCGGTCTCAACAATCTTCAGAAGCTTGAAGATGGAGAGAAATTAGGCGGCGGTACTTCAGCAGCTGCTGATTTCGCGATTTAATAGTAGTATCATGCAGTCAAGGGAGACCAGTGGTCTCCCTTTTTTACCAACCAATAACACCGAGAATAATAATAATGGATCAGTACAGAGAATACATTGCAGCAAGCCGTTACGCGCGTTTCATTGACGAAAAAGGTCGTCGTGAAAATTGGAGCGAAACAGCACAGCGCTTTGTAGACTATATTTTTAGCCGCACCGAAAAGATTTCTGCAAACGAAGAATTAAAGCAGGAGATTTACGAGGCAGTGTTTAACCATGAAGTAATGCCTTCCATGCGAGCCATGATGACGGCAGGAAAGAGTGCAGATCGTGACAATACTTGCGTATATAATTGCAGCTATCTCCCAATTGACGACCCCAAAGCGTTTGACGAAGCCATGTTTATTTTGCTCTGCGGAACTGGCGTTGGATTCTCAGTTGAATCCAAGTACATTAACCAACTGCCCGAAGTGCCAGAAACTTTGTTTGATTCAGAGCATACCATCGCAGTACACGACTCAAAAGAAGGTTGGGCCAAATCATTACGTTTACTCCTTGCAAACCTCTGGGCAGGCGAAATTCCAAAGTGGGACGTCAGCAATGTTAGACCTGCCGGAACACGACTCAAAACATTTGGCGGAAGAGCTTCAGGGCCAGAACCATTAGTTGATTTATTTAAGTTTACTGTAAACACTTTTAAGCATGCAGTTGGGCGCCGTTTAAATTCATTAGAGTGCCATGACTTGATGTGCAAAATTGGTGAGGTAGTTGTAGTGGGTGGCGTACGTCGCTCTGCAATGATCTCGTTGTCTGATCTTGATGATGAAAGGATTCGTCATGCTAAAGCTGGACCTTGGTGGGACACTGCTCCGCACCGCGCGCTTGCAAATAACTCGGCTGTATATAACGAAACGCCTACAGTTGGTAAGTTTATGGAAGAGTGGCTGTCGTTATATAATTCGCACAGTGGAGAGCGAGGAATTTTTAATCGCGAAGCTGCACAGAAGACTGTGGCCAAATACGGTAATCGAGACCCTGGTTATGAGTTTGGCACTAATCCTTGCTCTGAGATTATTCTTAGACCTTATCAGTTCTGCAATCTTAGCGAGGTAGTAGCACGACATGACGACACAAAAGAAAGTCTTATGCGCAAGGTCAGATTGGCAGCAATCCTGGGGACAATTCAATCTACGTTTACCAAGTTCCCTTATTTGCGAAAGGTGTGGCAACGCAATACGGAAGAAGAGAGACTTCTTGGCGTGTCCATTACTGGAATCTACGATAACAAAATCTTGTGTACACAAGGAGAGGAATTAAATGCACTACTTACAGAACTTAGAGAATGCGCTAGAGATACAAATAAAGAATGGGCAGCTGCTCTCGGAATCCCTGTCAGCGCTGCTATCACATGCGTCAAGCCAAGTGGAACAG